CGTTAATGCAACATCATAAATATTCATTAACAGAATTAAATGATATGGTACCGTGGGAAAGGGAGATATATGTAAACTTGTTGATTGCATATATTAAAGAAGAAAAAGAAAAAAGAGAACGAGAGAGAAAATAACAATGATAGAAAAAATAAAATCAATGTTCGGCGCAGGCTGGTCAGGATTTAAATATGGATGTTCACAATTGTGGCATTTTATTGAGGTAGAAGTACCTGAATTAATATCAAACTGGAGATTAGTACCAAGACTTATGATGGTTGCTTATGCATATGCATTTATGGAAGTAATCACTTGGTTTATGGCATTAGAAGCTCCTAATAATGCACAAGCAGGTTTAGTTTCAGTAGTAGTTGGTGCTGGTGCTGGTTGGTTTGCAATATATGTAAATGGTAAACCATCTAAAGTAAAAGCTAAAGATTAATAAAGTAGAGATTAAATAAAAATGGCAGAAACAGGAACAGCATTATCAGTTGTTGAAGCACAACAAAATATAGTTGGTGGTACTTTAGTAGGTGCTACTGGTGCTGGCGTATTGGCAGAAACACCGGGTGATAGTACATCTCAAATATTAGAACAAATAAGAGAGATACAAACACAAACATTACGAGCAGTTAGAAGTGTTGCTGACGGTATTATGGAAATGGTTGCCTTTGACAAACTACAAGATAGAAGAACATTAGAAGATAAAACTGAAAATGAAAAAGAGGCTGTGGGTGCAGTACCAGGTGAATTGCCAGGTGGCGGTGAACAAATAGCTGATGACGCAGACCAAAAAACAGGTGGTTTCTTTGCATTTTTAGGTGGTCTACCGGGTGCAGGTTTCTTAAAAAAAATAATAGCACCAATTACAGCATTCTTTGGTAAGTCAGGTCTATTAGTAAAACTATTTGGTAAGTTTGGTCCTCTTGGTGCATTAATATTAGGTTTTACATTAATTTACAAATATTCAGATGAGATAGCAGCTGCATTAGCACCTGCTATTGATAAACTAAAAGTATTAATTACAAAAATGCAACCACTTATTGACTTCTTAATAAAGATTGGTGATTTCTTTATTAAAACATTATTAGAGAATATAGGTGGTCTAATGGAAAATATAATTGACTCTGTAACACAAGTTGTTGATGGTTTTATAAAATTGTTTAGTGGTGATATTATTGGAGGGTTAAAAGATATATTTGGTGGTTTATTTGACTTTGTATTAGCATTTCCAAAAGCAATACTAGATACGGTTGTTGATTTGCTATCACCTTTAGCTACAGCAGTAGGTGATTTCTTTAAACAATTATATGATAATATTGTTACATATGTTAAAGATACCATAACAAACATTGGAAACTTTTTCATAGATTTAAAAGATAACATAGTACAATTTTTTACAGACGCATATGAAAATATAAAAACCACTATTAAAGATAAAATAAAAGGTATTTTTGATCCAATAGTTGAATTCTTCTCTGGTATAGGTGATAGTATAAAAACCGTTGTAAATAATATTATTGACTCTTTACCATTGCCTAAATTTATTAAAGAGAAAATGAAATTTGAAACAAAAGCTACACAAGAAGCAGATAACAGAATTGATGAAACAGGTGTAAAAAGTAAATATGTTGATGATAATATTACAGGAATGCAAAGAGAAAGAATTTCTGGTGGTGGTGCTACCATGCAAGAAGCTTCTGCTGAATTTACAGGTGAAAAATATGGTTCAGCAAAAATAACAAAATCAGGCACATCAGGATATGATAGTGTTTCTGCTATAATGACACCTGAAGAGTTTACTGAATATAATAAATTAGATACAAATGGTCAAATGGATTATTTGAAAGCTTTGGATGATGATGAACAAGAGCGAAGAAGTATGATTAAAAAATTACATGAGGATAAACTTGAATTTGATAAAGCAAATAAAGATTTAATAAACAAATACAAAACAGAACCAGATGTAATGATGTCACCAGATGACCAAATGTTACAAGATGATAAATTTCAAAGAGAAGCAAAGATTAAAGCGAGCACTATTTCTGATTTTGAAAATGACAATCAAGGTGCAATAGTGGTCAATAATAATAATTATAATACAAGTAATAGCTCAGTAAATAGTCAAACAGATGTACATAGTGGTAAACTAGATACAGGCATAGACCCTTACTTTGAAAAGAATGCTAATAATTTAAGTGCTTAGTATTGACCTAGGTCTTTCTCTGTAATTAATTTAAACTTCATACCCTTATCATCACAATAAGATTTTGCTGCTTGCCATTTTGCTTGGTTCTTGATATACTCAAATGACTCTCTCATATAAGACTTGGTTTTCTTTTTAGGTGGTTTTGGTTTTGCTACTTGCCTAGATGGTTTTATTTCAATCATAAACTTCTCATTATTGACCGTCTTTACAACAAAGTCTGGAAAGTATCTATGATATTTTTTGTCTAGTGGATTGTAGTATCTAACAGGCAATTCTTCACTTGCCCAATATAATATATCTTGGTTTAGGTCGCAGTAACGCATAAACCGTCTTTCTAATAGTGACCGATATACTATTTGCTTGGTATTACCAATATATTTCTTTGGATTGGTTGGTCTATATAATCCTCTATAACTCTTTGCCATAATGTACTTATAATCTATATAAATATTACTATACAAGGATTATTTATATGCCATTTAGTAAGTTAAGAAATTCGCTGTCAAACCTAGCAACACCATTTTTAGCAAATGCGATTAACAATTTTGCTTCAAAACAAGGTGCTAAAGACGCAGGTAAAGTAGCAGCTCAATTAAGAAAGAAAGGTCCGTTTGATATAGATGACGCACCATCACAAAATTTAATTGAAAATCCACTATCATTTAATCCTGTACAATATCCATTAGACCTTGGTAACAATGGTTTAGGACATTATATACTATTTGAATCAGGTTTTGTAGGTTATAGTCCTCAAACTAGTCCAGCATTTTCATCAAAGAAAAGGCAACAAAGAGTTACATCTAAAGTAGGCGATAAATCAATTACTACAGCTGCTATTGCATTATACATGCCATCTACTATAAAGTCAAGTTATCAACAAACATATGAGGGTGATACTGCTGGTATAGCAGGTGATTTAGAAGCAATTAAAGGCGGTATAGATAAGATTGCTAAAGACGCAGGTGGACCTCCAGGCACAAGTGTATCTTCACAACAAATTAAGGCAGCGTTAGAAGGTGCTACAGGTATTGCAATTAGACAAGGTAAAAAATTAGTAGGTGAATTAGTGAGTATGGCAGGAGCTGGTGACCCGGTAAGATTTTTACAAAAGAGAAGTGGTACAGCATTAAATCCTAGAAATGAACAATTTTATGACTCACCTGATTTTAGAAGTTTCTCATACACATTTGATTTCTGGCCTAGAAACATGAAAGAGGCAAAAGCAGTAGAAGATATAATTTTTATATTTAAATATAACTCGGCACCGGGTAAAAAAGGTAAAGCAGGTGCTATATTTGAATTACCTAATTATTTTAGAATTAGTTATATGCATAGAGGTGAAGAGAACACAAGTTTAAATAAAATATCAGCGTGTTATTGTCAAGGTGTAGATATTGATTATGCACCTGACGGTGAACCAAGATTTTTTGAAGACGGTAAACCAGTACATACTAGACTTACGGTTAACTTTATAGAAGACAGAATCATTACTAAAGATGATATTGTACAAGGAGCATAATGCCATACTTTGACCAATTTCCAATCATAGACTATAACTTATCTGGTGTAAATGGCAACACTAAAGAAGTTACTGATATATGGCGAAGAGTAAAAGTTAGAAGTAAGATAGCAAACAATGTTGCCTTATTTGATAACTTTGATGTGCCAGAGGGTGATTCACCTGAAACGGTAGCTTATAAAGTATATGGTGACGCAGAATATTTTTGGATTGTATGTTTAATGAATAATGTTGTAAATAGATATTATGACTGGCCATTAGACGAGTATAACTTTCAACAATATATGAAAGATAAGTATGACAATCCGGCAGGCATACATCATTATGAGGCGGTACAATCAAGTGGTAAACAAAAAGGTGATGGTCCTGCTGATTACTCACACTTAATAGAAGTTAATAGTGATTATCCTGGTGCTCAATCAGTATCTAATACTGAATATGAAAGAAGATTACAAGACAAAAAGAGGCAAATTAAATTGTTACAACCAAACTATTTAAATAATTTTATTGATGAGTTTAGATTACTCATAACGAAGTAATGATATGGCACAAACTGATAGAGATGTTTTTGATAAAGTTGGTCAGTATAACTTATCTGAAGTAGCAATTATTTCATATAGATTTGCTGATGATTCAAAACCTAGAAAAATAGATATAAAAGGTATATTATATAACTTTGAAATTACCGAAGATATATTACTTAACAATGTAGTTGGTTCTATAATTGTATATGATATGCAAGACATTAGAACTATCATGCCAATGGTTGGTCTTGAAAGACTATCACTTAAATTTAATTCACCCGGCATGTCTGGTTATGACTACAGCGAAGACACAGGTGTACCATTACAAATATACAAGATAGACAAAGTAAGAAAAGACCCTAAAAATGAAAGGGCACAATTGTACCAGATATTCTTTTGTTCACCTGAAATGTTTAGAAACTCTACAACAAAGATATCAAAGGCATATGCAGGTCCTGTTGAAGACGCCGTGCATGATATATTAAGAAACTATTTAAAATCTAAAAAACCATTTCATTTTGAACCAACAGCTACCAATGCTAAGTATGTAATACCAAATCTAAAACCATATGACGCAATTAACTTTCTTGCTACACAGGCACAATCAAAAAAATTTAGAGTAAATGCAGGTTATAGATTTTATGAAACAAGTGAGGCATTTCATTTTAGAAGTATAGACTCAATGATGGGGTTTGATGGTCAATTAAGTGAAGTGCAACCTAAATTTAAATACATGTCAATGGTGACAAGTGTTGCAGATAACCCTAATAGAGCAGAGATTAAAGATGTAGAACGAAGACTATCAAATGTAATTAAGTATGAGTATGATAAACCAGTTGACACATTACAAAATATTAATCAAGGTTTTTATGCTAACAAGGTGACCGTGCATGACGCATTTAATAAGACAATTAGTACAAAGGTCTATGACTACAATGAAACAGGACCTTTTCAGGCACATACAGAGATGGCAGCTAATCAATTTGAAACTGCTGGTCTATTATATCCACAAGACGGCAAAGGCAAAGGTGTTAAATATGCAGACACAAACAAAGGTCTAAATGAAATGCCAGAGGCAAAGACTATGGTGGTAACAGAAACAAGCAAAGTGCATAATGATTACGAGTTTACATCTAATAAAGAGTTATTACCATTGATTACGCACCAGAAACAGGCAATGCGTAATATGAATCTATCTCTACTTGTATATGGTTATACAATGTTAAAT